CTCACGGGGTCCACTAGTGGATTTGTCCACTATATACTTCTGGTGATTCATGCCAGAAGATTGCCTGTTCACACCATAGGAGACAGAAAATGCCTGACGATAGTAACCCTGAAAAGCCTCCGGTTGATACCAGAGGTCTTCCTCAAGGATACGACCCTCGTATGTTTTACGAGTATCGTTTTGGCAAATTCTTTTCTAAGACTGCGCCTGGCGTTGAGTACTTGATATGGAAGTACATACCTAAGTCCATCATTGGAACGGTGGTTTTTGCCATCGATCCTTTGAGGGATTTTAAGGTTGCACCCCATGCAATTACTCCAAAGAATCGTCATAGGGAGAGGGCAACCGATTCAGTTTTACTGAAAAGGAAGCATTCTCGAAGGGCTGGCATTGAGTCTGACACCTACCAAGTTAACTATGGTGGTGTTGCTCTCTGCTATTCCCCTGCACCTGTACACGAATCTTTGAGTTTCCCGTATCCAGATGCTGAGCTTGATGCTCAGCCTCCATTGCCCGGGATAATTAACGACACTACTCGTCGAACTAGACTTATCGGTTCGGAACAGGGTACCATGGATTCATTTTCAGGGTACACTAATTCGTCCGCTAGGTCTACTAGAAGAGTAACGAAGTATGAGTACAAATTTCATGACACGGATGATAACCCTCAAGTTGAGAATTGTCAATTGGCCGGTGGAGTTATCCATCGTACAGTTAACACCTCAACTGAGTCATACGTGTCTGAAATCTCACCTTCGAGCGCAATCTTTCCACTGTCAACCTATAACAGCTTACGTAATTCGGAAATTGCTTACGCTGAGGAGCTTATGGCTTCTCATGCTTTGGCAATGTTTAAAGATTGGAGTCCCTTTCGTAGGAACTACACTCTTTTCCGAAACGTCGTTGAACTTAGAGATCTCTCGCGGTCCGTCGAATCACTTCGAAGGACTTTGGGTGACTTCGCTAAGCTCTCCGCTTCCCTTGGCTCTAAGAAGTCTTTGCGAGATTCAATATTTGATCTCAAAAGGACGTCGAAGAACATACCGAATGAATATCTTTCTTATCATTTCGGTTGGAAGATGCTGTATAAGGATTTGATGGATTTGTTGAAGACCCCGGAAAAGCTGGCTAAGAAAACAGCTTTTCTAATCAAGAGAGCGGGGAAACCAACAACCTTCCGTACGAAACGTAAGTTCGTTTCGGCACGGTCGGAGGACGTCTCAGGTTTCGTCTATGATTCCTCTCCCTATGAGCAAGATATTTCTACCTCTCATAGGCTTGCGAGAGAGACCGAACTACGCATGGTTATTAATGCTACGTTCGATTTCCCTCCTCCGAGCGGAATTTCCTTTAGAATCGGGGGATTCCTCGATTCTGTCGGAGTAATTCCACGTCCAACGGACTTATATAACTTGGTCCCTTGGACTTGGCTCCTAGATTGGTTTACTGGGCTCGGTAATTATATCGAGGTTATCGATAATATTAACCGAGACCCAAGTTTAATCAACTGGGGAATGATAACTTGCCAAACTAAAGGCAAGATTATCACTAATTACAAGTCGAAAGCCTATACCTTGACCTATCTTCGTGAAGACGGGGTGAGTGGATACATTGAGCGTGAAGAACTCACGCCTCAATCCCACGAATCCATCTTCTCATACGAATGTAGAATTCGTAAAGATATGGCTCAGGTCCTTGATGTGAACACTACTGCTGGCCTGAATTTATCAGCTTACCAGCAGTCCATCCTAGGGGCACTTCTTGCCCAGAGGTTGGATCATACTACTCCGAGGTTTTCAGCCCGGAGGTAAATCATTGTCCACAAGGAGACGTCTATGCTTGCTGATCCAGTCGTTGTCACTGCCGCCAGTCCTACGCCGGAACTCACCCTGTCTATTGTAAAACAGGATGGCTACGGATCGGAACGCAAGGATGGAGTCAACGGATATACCGTTGTCACCAACCATGCGTACTTGAAGGGTGGAGGCGACAAGCACTACGTTCAAATGACGAAGTCGCTTATCGCTGAAGACCCTCTGTCGGGAGCGAATTCGAGGCAGACCGCCTCGTGTTCGATCGCTATCGTGCGTCCTAAGAACGGATTTGACGACACCGCAATGGTGGCGCTCATCGAAGCTCTTATCGATTATTTGCAAGATAGCCAGGTCACGCCGGCCAAGATTATGCAGTTCCAATCCTAATCATCAGCTAAGGAGGTCGATAATGAACTCCTCTGATGGTTATTTTCAGGATCTGTTTCTTTCTTGGTTGCTTCGTCTCGGGATGCTCATTGGGATTCTGGCTGTTCTGGCCATCGTCCTGCCTGGGTGTTCCCGTGATGGATCAACGTCTGTGCTTCCCTTTAACACGGTTGGCACAGAAGCCGCAAGGCCCCCATTAAATCTTGGGGCCGGAGATGCATCTCAGACTCGGAATGAACTACCTTATAACAAGGAGTGTCATGAAAAGTCCGATAGCTCTCTTACGAAGCCTCTTGAATGATTACAAGAGGCTGAATCCTGGTGTGAAAGGCCTCGATCGCGATTTCAAAACGATCGAGAGAAGGTTCGAAAACGAGGGTCTTGGCTTCTTAACCAAGGCCTTACCTGCTTTAGATGAAGCTCTATTACTAGGGCTTACGTCTGGCAAGTTCACCTGCCCCGTTGGGTTTAAACCACTCAAAGGGGGAACAATCCCGAGATTTCTCTCAGGTATGTTCTGTGAGGTTTTCGATCCGTTCACCGGAATCCTTAAAGAGTCCCGAGATATTGGGATACTCAAGTGCCTTCACGGCATGTTGAGAATCTTTAAGAAAACTCAAGTATCTGCAGAAGATGAGGACATTCTTCATCAGAAGGCGGTGAACGAGTTTTACCAGTGTGATGAGCGTGCAAGTAGGGTTGTAATACCCGACAGGCACGACCATCTCATTGGTCGTGTTTGTAAGATCGTTCTAAATACCCTCAACTCAAAGGATATCGAAAATGCGAACTACAAACACGGTCCCGGTGCGGTCTTCGAAGGTTACAAAGCGAACGAAAAGTTCATCGCCTTGTACGAAGCCGTCAGGAGTGACGACCAAGTACTCCATGAATGCGGGTTATGGGGTATCGACGAAAGTCGAGACCTTGCAACTCGAATTCCCACTTCATCCCGATCCGATGGCGACTCCCCGCGAGAGCAGGGAGTACAGCGATCAGTATTGGAATCTAGTGGCCTCCGGAGGGTAATCAATTATGACAAAGGTAGCCATAATTGCTCGGGTCGGGAAGTTTCTTTTCAAGAAAATTCTCGTTCCGTACCTCCAGAAATGGGGTCTCCTTCGAAGTTAAACCGAGCCTCTAGAGGCAGTGCAAGACTAATTTCCGTTGCGAAGAATTCTACTTCGCGACGGACTATTACGGTTGAGCCAATGTTGTACCAGTTTGTACAGCAGGGACTCAACACCTTACTCAGAGATAGTATATCCGAGTGTAAGGTTTTACGTAACAGTATTGCACTTACCGACCAAAGCTTAAACCAAAAGTTGGCTTTGGAAGGCTCCCTTTACGACAACTGGG